CAGATCAATCTCAGTCCACTGATTACCAGTAGACAGCAAATTACGCCATTTTATCTTTTTGAAACAAATCATTCTTTGGGGGAACCACGATATCGTCTGGTCTAATTATATTATACATGTAATCGTGAGTTTCGCAAGCTCTCATCGCCACGAAATCATCAACTTCTATCACACTCATTTCTGGATAGTCATCTTCTATTGATATTAACTCAGCATATCTATCTGCGTCATCCTCCTCTTCAAACATCAAAAGAACTTTATCTCCATCATCATTCTCAATGGAGAAAGCACCATCTTCTTCAAATCCTTTAACCGCTAAGATAAACATTACTCAACCTCACAGGCCTCCCGATAAACGTCTTGAAGTATTTCTGTAATCACAGATTTATCTAAGTCAACTTCAGACTCCTGTATATATCTATTTAATAAAGATATTGTATCTTCAGATTCATCAGCTTCAAACTCCTCTCCCTCTGTAAAATCAAAGTTCTCAACTATCTTAAGTTCTGCTAGATTTGATGAATACAGTTTATCAATATACTTTTCAAATTGTTTAGGATCTGATTTTTTACGAACAATCACCTTAAGTATTTTTTGATCATACTTTGTAATATCCAACATTTGATGTGGTGTATCTTCATAGTATAAATTATGAAACAATTGATATGGATTATTAACTGGTGTATGTTCTAAGGTATCTGTATCAAATAAATGAAATCCACGATTTCGATCATTCACATCATTCCAGTACATCTCATATGGATTACCTAGATAAAAAATATTATCCTTATTTGATCTCATATGATAGTGACCAGAATAAACTCTATCAAACTTATCAAAGACACTTGAATCCATACCATGTTCCATAAAATGACCACGAGTTGCCATAAATCCATTTAATTCAAGATGACCCATCACGCATGGAGAATCACTTTCTTCTATTAATTCAAATGTTTTATTTTGATTCTCAGGATTAATCCAAGGCACAAATAAAAATTTTGTTTTATCAATTCTAACTTCTTCTGCTTCTGGATATATTTTTACATTATCATACTCTCTTAGAAAAAGACCAACGCCTGTCAAATCATTTGTATTCTTATAGTATGCAGTATGATTACCTATAATTGTATGAACAGTGATCCCTAATTCTGCTAACCTATCATAGTAGTGATTCTTTGCCCATTCTAATGAAACAAAATCAACACCCTTACGACTATCGAATGTATCACCCATATCAACTATGGTTGTAATACCTTCTTTAATTAAAGTTGGAAAGAATATATCTTCATAAAATTTTAGAAAATAATCATGAAATAATTTAGAATTTTTTCTCGCACCAAAATGTTGGTCTGTAATAATAGCAATCTTCACTGATAATTCATCCTTGTTTGCACTGAGTCTTTAATTTGATTATAATCAGAACTGGTGCCTGTCATGTCACCATCAACAGTAAAGACTTCTTCATAACCAGATCTTTCAATAATTTTAGTTTTAATTTCTAATTGTTTCTTTTCTTTTTGTATTCTTCTCAGAAAAGCATAATGTATAATTTGTGTAAAGTAAGCAAATGGATTCTTAGATTTTTCTGGATTAAAATTATTAATGTACTGAACACAGTTTTCAATGCCATCACAAACCATATCATCCTTAAACATGTAGTTTACAAAGTTAGGTTTAAAGGATAAATGAGTTGCAATCTTAAGAAAACATTCCCCAAGATAATTTGTGATACGAGGTTTTGCTTCACCTCTCTCGGCAGCCAAGGCAACTTTCTCCTTGTACTCAACGATAGCGGCGAGGAACTCTTTATTATTTACATAATGTTCCGATCTTTTTCTTGCCATGAAATGTTTTGATAGTGTTCATTCATAACATTATTATACACTATAATCTAACGCTTGACAATACCCTAAAAAACATGTACAATAACTCTGTAAGGGTTCAAAGGGAGAGATTAGCTATTCTTAAAGATATTCTCAAGGCTCTTACGAGCATCTTTGACATTAGATATGTAACCCATCTCCTTTGTCATTTTTGGTTTTGATTTTGGTTTCTTAATTACATCTTCAGTTTCATAATAAGCTTTCACAAATTTATTATAAGCCTTAATCACATCTTTATCAGAAACCTCACATGTAGTAATAACATTACTCATCTCCACTATATATGTTCTTTCTCTACCTGTTTTTATCCAAGGTTCGATTTTGATAATACTAATTCCAGGCTTCCGAGTAAAACTTGAGTGTCCTACCATTGCTGGACAGTCTAGAGATAATACATCAAGTTCAGGCGCAATCTCAACTTTTGCAATAACTTCTTCGCCTGTTTTTAATTTTACAACTGCTAAAAATTTATCTGACATTTTTTTAAAGGTATCGTAAGCATTTCATAATTAAAGTTTTCTTCGTTATAAATCTTAACTCTCTCCATCATATGATTTAAAGTATAGTTTTTAGAAGATCCATATGTAATATCATCAGCAATATCAAAAAGAGTTGCTTTAATTTTATTGTCACCCTTTCTTAAAACTCGACCTATACTTTGTAAGTTTCGTATTTTTGATTTGTTTGGCGATGCGAATATGACGTTGTGAAGATTCTTAATGTTAATTCCTGTTGAGAAGGTGCCGTATGAGGCAATAATAATTGCATTGTCTTCCTTTTCTGTGATTGTGCGAACTTCTTCTCGATCCTCAGTATCAACTCCTCCGTGTACAAAGAAACATTTTCTATTTTCTTCCTTACTCTTATTTATGAGATCATATAAGGGAAGACCATGAGTTTCAACTCTTGTATATAATATAAGAGTATTACCTTTTTGATCAAGAGTTAGATTCTTAATAAAGTTATTTCTCTGTGTATGTGTGATTAGATATTGTATTTCATCCTCATAGTTTTCAAACTTTCTGGCTGGATGTTTGAGAGTTAGAACTTTAATGTTTAGTTTTGATAGATATCCTTTCTTCATCAATTCGTCTGTACGAATTATTTTATAGGTTGGCCCAAATAATCCTTCCAACACCCACTTGTGTGTTTGTGTTCCATCAAGTGTTCCAGTAAATCCATATCGATACTTACAATCAAGCATCTTTGTCATGATACTGACAAGAGATTTTGATTTAAATAGATGTGCTTCATCACCAATCACTACATCAAAGTTATTAAAATACTTTCGATCCAGTTTATAAATTGACTGCCATGTAGTAATTGTAACACTATCATCACTAATTTTATCTCTTCCAGCATACACACGATGACAATATTTCTCAACATCCCATCCATAATCTTCAAAGTCTTTATACATCTGTTCGACTAGGGATGTAGTTGGGACTACAATTAGTATTCTGCGATTGTGTTCAACATGATATCTTGTAATGGCATATATCATTAATGATTTACCAGATGCAGTCGGTGATAGTAATAACTTACGATTATGTCTAAGTGCATCATGGATACCCATGATTTGATATGGTCTCGGTTTGTGTTTTGATATACTTTTTACATAATCAGTCACACCTTCTGGAGATATCATCTCATTCTCTTCAAGTGGTAGACCATAGAATTTACTACCTTCAAACTCATAGGTATATCCCTTACGATTGCAAAATGATATTACTCGATCTACAAGTCCAGTATAAATCTCATTTTTTCTCATATCATATAGTCTTATCTTTCCATCCCAATACTTATTACGATATTGTGGCATAAACTTGGCGCCAGGAACTTCAAATGTAAAATGATCTGAAAGTTCATGATACACATATTGTTCCGAGTCTATCGTAATAAAGACTTCGTTCTTTTTTTTAATAATTAAGTGGGTCATGTAAATCCAGCTTGGAATTTATGCCATTCAATTGAATTTTTAATTTGATATGTGCGATTTGATATCTGTTTAAGAATACTTTCTGTGTAATTTATCATCACGTCATAGTATTCAACTTTTAGATTTGCATCTGATACTCGGTCATCAGCATCCATGTATCTAATCAGTGCATCTTTATCTCTAACTTTCTTTGGAAATGGTTCTCTCTCATACACCTCTGGATCTGCCTTACCAGAATAGTATTCATATCTTTCATGACGAACACTCTTTTGTATCTTTTGAGCTTTTGTTCGTAATAAAATTAAATTATTTAATATCTCATGATATTTAGAATGCAATTGAGGAACCTTAATTGATTCTTCATGCATGTTATCAATATCAATCTTACAGTCCTCTTGCCACATGGACTGAATCTTATCAAGATTTATCATGTAAAATTATTTTTTAAAATAGTTGTCGATTCGATTACCGTTTGGATCGGTTATATTATAAATGGTGTATTTAAAAGTTACTTCTGCTGTGAAGTAATTATAATCACGAGTTGTAACATCAAAGTCTAAAGTTGAAAGTGAAATTGGAAATGCATCTTTAAAATTAATCAGAACACTTGGTTTGTAGTTACTATTTAAAACTTGTAACGTTGCATCTGAATATTGAAAATAAAGAGGATCTGCCGCATCACTAACTCTTCTATCAGTTCTATTATCATCTGTTTTAAGTTGACTATACTGACCTAAAGACTCAGGATATCCAAGACCTGTGATCCATTTGTGAATTGCAAGATAGTTTTCCATCTTTTCATCCACTAGAAATCGAACGCTTAAGTCATCATACAGAACTTTATCTCCAGGCACAGGAATATCCTTCAAATAAGATGGTTGAATTGCAGTTCCCATGCTTATTGAAGGTATGTTCGCAGATTGGCAAAGAAAATCAACCTTTGGTGTTTTTGTTAAAACCAATTTAAAACCAAGAGGAGACATATAGTTCCTATTGGCGATTTGTTTGTCAAAGGGTGATACTGAATCAGTCATTTACTTTTTTGCAATTTTTTGATTCTTTTAACATAAAGAATCTCAGCGTGTGAGTATAAAATTGGATTTTTCTTTGATCTTTTGATAATAAGTTTTGCAGC